ATAATGCAAACGAGTGGCAATGCTGCCTACAGACACTTAGCCGTCGCGGGAAGTTTTGATGTCATAAATGTTCAGGCAGTTAGGGCAGTCGATAAATTCTGCTCCAAACTGGTTGTCGGGGTCACAGCAAAGACTAAAGAAGGGATTAACACATACGTCAAATACGGAATCAAGGAGGGTCACTCGATGCCAAAGATCGCAAGAAGACTGAGACCCCTTATCGGCCTGACTTCTAACCAGGTGAAGTCAATTATTAACTATCGTAAATTACTGGCGGAGAAACATCCTGGCTATTCCGCTGCTCAGATTAACAGGGCAGTTATGGGTTATGTCAACAAGACACACAGACTGCGTATGGAGAACATTGCACGTACCGAGACAGCAAGGGCGCAAAACATAGGCTACTGTCAGGGCCTTAAGCAAGTTGGTGTTGAGGAGGTTGAGCTCAGCAATGCTGACAATCCTTGTGAGATATGCGGGGCCTTGAACGGAACTAAATACAAGGTTGGTGAGGGAGCCGGCATAATTCCAGTTCATCCGAGATGTCGCTGCTGTATGCTTCCGGTCGTGGATAATAAGGCGATTTCTGAGCAACTGAAAAAGCCCCATCCGAAATTGAGGAAATTTGGAGTGTTGTGATAATGAGAATAGAAGAAATTACAAAACAACGTCTTTCTAATGCATCCGATTTAGAGCTGAAGCGGCTCAATTTCAAGATTGCGACATTCTGGGATAGACACTTTGCGAAGAACAGTAGGGAGATTGTCGGCTGCTTCAAGCGCAGCGATTTTATCGCCAAGTACAGGCTGCTCAAGAAAGAAATGGATTCCTCCAGCAGGAGTCTGCAGCATAGCACTTGTGACATAGACAGGCAGGCTTTCAAGCAGAGTATGCAAGCAAAGACGGATGGGATTGATCTCCCATTACTTAGTGAAATGGATGTCATTCAGAATTATATTGTTTTAGATGAAAATTTTACAAAGGCTGACGAAGTCAATGTAATGATACAGTCGATCGATTCAGCTAAAATGCAAAAGTTTCTTGAAGATAATAAGGATATTCTTAAAAATGCAATTACGGAAATTCTCAAGGAACAAACTGACAAACAAATCAAACTTAGACATGCACATAATTTTAAGGGTGTTGGAATATCTCTTTATGATCTTATCCTGCGGCCTGTGTCCAAGATAGAAAAGGTGGAGATAAAGAATAACGAGGGGGAGGAGATCAAAAAGGACATTGAGCTTGTCCCGATTGAAAAAGGAGATGAGCAAATCGTGTATGGCATTGTGTACGAGCCAGACACTGAGGATGCGCAGGGCGATCAGGCGAGTGCCGAAGAGATAAAGAAGGCCGCCTATGATTTCATGGAGAATGTCCAGACTTTTAAGGTGATGCACAAAGGTAAGAAAGTCAAGGTGAAGATACTTGAAAACTACATCGCCCCAGTTGACTTCACTATCAATAAGCGAGAAGTCAGGAAAGGTTCATGGGTGCTTGTGACGAGAGTGCTTGACAAGAAGTTGTGGCAGGATATAAAGGCTGGGAATCTCACTGGATATAGTATGGCGGGTTATGCGAAAGTCGATTGAAAGGCGGTAAGCAATGGCAAAACGAGGAAAGTTGAAGGATATAAAACTAAAGGAAATTTCGCTTGTTGACCTACCGGCGAACAAACAATCATTTTTGTTTTATAAGGGGAAAGGGAATCAAATGAATGACAAGACATTGAAAGCGCTTCAAGCATATCTTGGAACGGAAGATATCAACTTCGAGAAGAAAGTTGACGCGGAAGAAATCGAAAAGGCCTTGAACCTCATATCTGAACACTACAAGGCGGACTTCCCGGAAGACTTGGAAAACGCAGTTGGTGTCATTGCAAAGTGTGCCATAGGTAGCTATGAAGTGGAGACTGAGCAAGATGATGATGATGTTAAGAAGGCTGGTGCGAAGTTCTCAAAGGATGTAATTGCCAAGCTGGAGGCGATCATCGCCTCTGTGGAAGCTCTGAAGTCAATACTACCTGATACGAAAGAGTCCAAAGAGAAGTCAGATGGTAGCGATGAGGTGGCGGAGCTTGCAAAACAAATTGCCGAGCTGAAGGGAGCTCTTGTCAAACTATCCGACCCAGGAAAGAAAGACGATGGCGGATCGAGTGATTTGACTGAGCTTGCAAAGACTCTGAAGGATGTTTCGGATCGGCTCAAAGCTATCGAAGATAGTGGTGCCACAAGGAAGAGCATTACCGGTGATGATATCGATGGTGATGATATCGATGGTGGTAGCGAGAATAAAAATCTTTGGCCCACAATTACGGGAAAGAAAAAGAAGTAGGAAAGGAATCCAAGGATTGTACGTAGGTATTAAGTATTGTTAACAATCAAAAGGAGTATGCAATGAAAACCAATAAGCAAATGTTAAGCAAGAAGGAGCAGATCGAAAAGATGATCAGCCTTCCGAGCATTACGCTTGAGGCCGAAGAAGCTGATCGTTTTATCGATTACATAGTTGACGAATCAGTTATGAAAAACTCTGCTCGTGTTGTCAAGATGAACAAAGAGACCAAGAACATTCGTGCTTTGGGTTTGGGCGATAGCAGATTTTTGTACCCAGGGTCGACTTTCACTTCATCTGACTATCTGAAGCAGTTGCCTGAACAGAAAATCCCGTTAGCCACCAAGAAGCTCCGTGGTTGCGTAGTAATCTACGATGATGATTTGGAGGATAATATTGAAGCTGATGCGTTTGCTGATCATGTGATGCGGATGGTCACGGCCAAGATTGCCAACGAGCTTGACGAGATATTCTGGATCGGTGATACAGCGAGCGTGGGCGGTTTCGCCGCAACAGACGCGCGCAGCTTGTTTGACGGCTGGCGGTACAGAATCAAATACAGCCAGGCTTCAACGGGGTATCTGAGTGGCCATTATAACACAGTCTCGGGCCGTGCTACGTTGATGACCGCTAAGGACATAACGGACTATGTTGACGGAGCGACCGCAATTTCTGTGGGAACGCTCAAGGAGCCTATCACTAAGAATGGTTTCGTTTACATTGCCTCAGAGGGTGGAACGCAAGCCAACGCTGGTGAGCCGACTTGGCCCACTGTACTCGGCGGCACTGTTGTTGATGGCACAGTGACCTGGAGATGCCATGCTTACGATTGTGCTCTTGCCGGCAAGATTGCTGAGCAGAATGCTTCATTGCCGCACAACTGGGAATTCAAGTACGGCAACATGCTGAAGAAGCTCCCGTCGAAATACAAAAAGGCAGGCCTTGCGAATCTTAGGTTCTTTCAGTCAGACCAGTTAGTGCAGGACTACATTGATGCCCTGTCAGCGAGAGCGACTATACTTGGTGATAAGGCCATTCTCGGTCAGGGACCTTTGGCTTACGGTCAAGTGCCGATTACGCCTTGTCCGAACATGCCTGTCACAATGTCTGAAGCTGGCGTCCTTGGCGGTGGCGTCTATGGCGATACTCTGCTTACGCCGAAGGATAACCTGATTATCGGAATCCAAAGAGCCTTGAAGATCGAGTCTCAGAGAATGGCCGCTGACGAAGCAACTTACTGGTTCTACAGCATGAGAGCCGACAACGCCATAGAGAACGTCAACGCCTGCGTGCTGATGGAACATCTAACTACGGCGTAATTGAAATTGAAAGAGAGAAGTTTATTATAGAAAGGGTTTACAAATGGCAAGATTCATAATTCGCAACTACGGCCCATCGCGGCAAATCCCGTACAAGGGACAATCAATCTGTCTGAGTAACGACCAGTGCATCGAGACTGACGATGCAAAGATGGCAGGTGTTCTGGGCTTTGCTGATTTGATCACCGTGACGGATCGCGGTCTGGAGGCTGCCGCACCTGTTGTGTCTGATTCAAGCGGTACTAAAAAGGATCGGAAAGTCACCGTAGATGATGCTGAGGCTGTCTATGCGGAGAATTTTTCCGACAAGGATGTTCGGAAACCTCATACGCAACCGGCTGAGCCGCCTATTCAAGAGGAAAGCATTGACGAGATCAGCTATGCTGACATGAGTGTTAGAGAGCTCCGTGTGCTCGCAGAAGACAGGCGGATCAAGACCTCTGGCCTAAGGAAGGGCGAGCTGATAGATGCTCTCGAAGCTTACGATGATGCAGAGGACTTGCCAGACGACACAGAAGAATGAACAGAATGAAAAAGTAAAAGGAGATAAATATGGCGATTCAAGATTTAAGTAGTTTAGATAGGACTGTTTTTCAGCCGCTTGGCAGATTGCTGCAAGAAGCATTCAGTGATGGCATAAATTGTGATGTGCCGATTGCTCCTAATAAGGCGGTGACGTGTTTGACTGATAATCTCTTGATAAAGACAACACTTGATGGTAAAAACGTTAGGATAAATTCAAGAGACTATACGCAGACATCGGGCTCTATTTCTGCTGTGCAGAGTAAACCGAACGCGACTGAAGATGGTACTCTGATGATGTACGGGTTTGAGTGTTCACCAAGATTTCAGGATGGTATTGGTGGTACTGGTATTTCGTGCTTTTTTGCGAATCCAGATTTGAAAGGAACCACAGGTGACATAACAGGCATACTCAGATGTTTTGAGGGCAAGCTTGAGTCAGCTTCTGGTTCTACTCGGACTGTTGCTGATGCCTCTGTGCTTCACGCAATGCAGGCATTACACGGTACACTTACAGATGGACCATACGTGATTAAGGTCGATGCCGCCGGTGGCGGTGTTGCATGGAAGGCTGTAATGGATTTAGCCGCTGATACTGGCATTGCTGCATATAGCGGCAGTCATTACACTCCCGGTAATGTCGATGGCAAGATTACCGTTGTCATTGATGGGCACACTTTGCTTGTGCCTGCGTATGATACACTGTCATAAGAATATGTCAATGTTTGTTTATAAGGCTTTGGGGTTGTGCCTTACAATAAACAGCCCCAATTATTAACCTTATAAAGAGAGCAAGGAGAACAGAAATGAAAGCGAAACTGACAGTAAAACAGAGAATAAACTTGCAGAGCATACTCCCGCAGCAGGGAGATTTCTTGACGGTCAAGATGATTCGCATTCTAAGGGAGGAACTGAGCTTCTCTCAAGAAGAGCACGAACTGCTGAAGTTAGTGAGTAATCAGAATGGTTCTGTTTCATGGGATGGAAAGGCCGCTGAAAATTGTATTAAGGAAGTGGAGATACCTGAGACGGTCGTGTCTATAGTCAAGGAGACTCTTGAGAAGCTGAACGTCCAGAAGAAGATCACCGAGGTACATCTCGACTTCTACGAGATGTTCATGGATTTGAATAAAACAGAAGAACCAGAAAAATCCCCAAACTGATAGGAGACTAAGAATGGCAAAGACGTTTAGAGTCGAATATCAAGCCCCAGGATCGAAGACCGGCTTGACTGTGAATGCAGTTTGCAAGGATGAAACCCATACTGAGGTGGTTGCTCAGTCTGGAGTTATGGTTGAGGATGCAGCAACCGGCAAGTACTATAAGGACTTTGTCGTCGATAACGCGGATTGGACAATTCAAATTTCCGATGATGCCGGTGGGAAGGCCATAAAGCATTTTAGCAAGCCCGAGTTCGATACGCATGGGATTGCTGCAGTGGTCGATGGCATAAGTGCGCAACTTGTCATCATAGACGGCAAACTGGATGGGATAACCTATCCGCCGATGATTGGTTAAGTTTCTTTTTGGAAATTGAATGAGCAATGATAAATGTTGCACATACTTCCAGAGCGAATATATCAGCGTGGAAAAAGACGTATTTATTACCAAGCCAGTCCGCCGGAGGCCGGAAAGGATGTTACAGTCAGTCTTGCCAGTCCTAACATGAAGAAAACAATTGTAACACTTATGGAGTTTGGACATGGATTGTATTATTTTGATTTTGATTTCGTGGATTTGGGTGACTATATAGGAACGTTTTTTGAGAACGGAGAAGTGATGGGTTCCGGCATTTTCAGAATAGCCTTGTGAGTATCAAGAAGGGATAAAAATGGCAGCATCTGGAAACTATATTGTAGAGTCAGACGTGGACAACTGGCCTGTCGCGGTTGACGCGACCGAAGACTTTGCAACAACTGCTGTGGATATTGTCAATGACAAAATCACAGTTGCTAATGATATAGCGACTTGTACAGAACTGAAGTTCAGTTCGACAGGTGCCGTGCCGTCTCCTTTAGTCG